CCATCACTAATCATTTCTTCACGATAAGTGTAGTTGATAAAGTTAGGTCGATACGAAAGGTGATTAGCAATCTTTAGAATACACTCACCAAGGTAGTTACTAATCTGTGGTGTTGGTGCACCTGTTTCTTCTGCTTCTCTGAGTAGTTCTTTTCTCTGAATGATTGCTTCTAGAAACTCTTTGTTATTAACATAGTGTATTGGTTTCTTTTTCTCACGGGCCATCGTTGTGTCCTCCTATGACACATACTCCCCAAATAATCCAATGATTACTTCAACAGCATCGTCTAGTTCGTTTAGACGCCATGCCGCATTACATTTGATTAGGGGGTGTTCTAACAACTGGTTATCATCTGAAACAACTATCAAAGGTTTATTCAGACCGATTGTCCAACCAATCTCTATCAGTGTTCCAATAGAGGGTCGTCTATCGTTATATACTTTAGGAAGATATGCCAATACCAAATCACTTGAATCAGTATCTAACCAGTTCTTTGCATTGATAGATCGTGGGTCACTCCACAACTTTTCAACTGCACCTGGTTCATCATACATCATACCGGGTTTGACTGGTTCACATCGTAGAGGGGAGATACCAATAATGTTTCCATTTGTCGCATCACTCAATCGTGAGGCAACATCTTTTCTCCAACCTGTACCTTCTTCTTCATTCAGGCCTGCTATCGGACCCGCTAAGTAGATTACTTTCTTCATAATAAATGCCTTTTTTGTTTAGACATTTATAAGGATAACATGATTAGGGTGCGTTGTCAAGTCCTACAGTGTTCCAATTTATATGAAATTATCTCTAAATATCTCCCATGTTCTTTCCCAGGACCACTTTGTGCTTTTATTATACACGTTTTCGCGATCTAAGTTAAGTGCTTTTTTGATTGCTGTTGGCAGATTGGCATCCATCACGCCAGTTATGTCGTTATCAATTACATCTATCGGACCTTGTACAGGATATGCCGCAACAGGTGTACCACAAGCCATTGCTTCTATCATAACTATTCCAAAAGTATCCCAACAACTCGGAAACACAAAAACATCTGCTTGTTGATAATAGTGAGCAAGTTCTACACCACATTTGGATCCGACAAAATTCACATCAGGATACCGTTTGATATACTTTCCTAACATAGGCCCATCTCCTACCTGTATCTTTTGGCAGTTAGGAATATCAATTTCATAAAATTTTTCTAGATTCTTTTCTTTACTAACCCTTCCTACATTGAGCAACACTAATTTTTCTTTAGCTTTTCTTTCAGCAGGTTTAAATATTTCTCTATCAACACCTCTTGTCCATGGCACAACATTGTTGCTAAATCCTTGGCTTTTTAGTTCTTCTACCATAGAATTTGTTGTTGTCAATACAGCATTTGAGTTAGAATGAAACCAACGTATGAGTGGCCATGTAAATATTTCTGGCACGCCAAACAGTGTCTTTATAGCTTCAGGAAATTTAGTGTGATAAGCAGTATTGTAATTAATCCTGTGTACTGTAAGATACCTTCTAGCAAACAAACCAATAATACCCTCTGTGGCGATGTGGATATGATCCGGAGATATTTCCTTGATCGTTTTACCCAAGTTTTTGGGATAGGCAAGTTTGACTTCGTTATACTTAGGGCAATCAACATAGCGGTACCTCCCGGGGTTAATATAATCAATAGAATAACCATCCCTAGCCGCATACGGTTCAATATTTTTGTAGGTTGTAACAACGCCATTGATTTGGTCAACTAGATTGTCTGTGATTATCAGTATCTTTTTTGTCATAGTATATTCTGCCACACCAGTTACATTCTTCTCCTACAGCATTTTCCATAAAGTCTTTTTCAACATCACAATAATGATCCCACATACGAGGTTCTTTTGTTGGAAATAAACTCAAAAAATAATTTAATAAAGTTTTCATTTTGGGTTGACATATATTGTTTTCTATGATAAGCTCAGCTAAGTCCCTGCGAGGGAAACTGAATATCCATTAATGTAGTATTCTATTCTTAGTATTAGTATCTTCTTCAAAGTCATCATCAAAGTCTAGATCACCAGCATAATCAGATATTCTAGATTCTCCTTCCATTAGTTCTTGTAACCGTTCTATATTAGCTCTTAACTTATCCAGTTTTTCATCTTCCGTAGTATCTTTATGTTCTATTTGATCTTGTAGAGCCTCAGCTTTAGCCTTTCTAGATATCATCTTATAGTAAATCATTACTTCAGGAGATAGATCAGCCGATCCAAGTATCTTCTCTTTAGATATTACAAACTTAGTATCATTTGTAAAACTAATCCATCGTTGTAGTCCTGTATGTTCTACAATGTGATCTGGCCTATCATGTACCTGTTGTTTAGTTACAGACATTGGACATTCAACCACTAGAGCATCCTCATACTCTTGTAGTATCTTACAAAGCACATCACTACCGTCAAGTAGTTTTAAAACTTTGTATATATTTTCAGAAGTATCTGTATCAGCATATTCCATATTACTATTTATTCTTATCAAGTTTGACCGGTACGATGTCATAGTCGAATCCTTCAGTTGAGTAGATTTGTATTCTTTCCTGCATATGTTTTAACGTGTAGTTATCTTTATTATTATAACACAAATCATCAGCTATGTCAAAGAGTTCTAGTTCTTGTTTATCTTCAGCAACACGGAGACCACGACCAATAGATTGTAATACTTTGATCTGTGACTTGTATGGTGATGCAAAGATGATTGCGTGTATTCGTTTGATGTTTACACCAGTAGAGAATGTACCGTAAGATGCCACTATCACAGCATTGTCATCATTCTCTACTAACTGTCTTACTTTCTCTCTATCATCTGTAGGTGTTGCCCCATAGATAAGATGTACCGTACGGTTATCACCACAATGGTCTACAATCATATCACACAAAGGTACTAACTGTTTCTCAATGTACTGTGCCAATACAAGAATGTTTCCATCAGTAGCACACACCAGACTACGAATAAACTGATTACGTTTCATATTCGTAGATAGAAACTCCATCTCTTGTTGATAGGTCTTATCCTTCATCATTCGTTTGTCATTCTTATTGTGTTGTAATACTAACACACGAATATGTAAAGGTGACAGTTGTTTCTTTTCTATCAGTTCAGATGTAGTAGTGACTTGTTCGTGTACAGCAAACAAGCCTTCTAATATTAGACGATGTACTTCTGAACCATCAAGTGTGCCTGTAAGACCAACACGATACTTACAATCGTGTAACTTGGTCATAATACCAGTTAAAGATTTTGCTTTAGCAAGATGTGCCTCGTCAACAATAACAGCACCAAACTGACTAAAGTATCTTTTATCTAGTTTGTAAATAGATTGCCATGTAGAGATTACAACTTCTTTTCGGGTGTACTTATCTGAACCAGCATATAGTTTGTGGCAGTGTTCATCAGGAAACCAACCGTAGTCAGCAAAGTCACTGTACATCTGTTCCACTAATCCAGTAGTGGGAACAATAATAAGAATTTTTTTATCTAGTTTCTGCGCATAGTATCTAACTAAAGCATAGATGATAAAAGATTTCCCAGACCCAGTAGGAGAAAGTATAAGACCCCGATTATCACTAATGATTTTATGAATAGCATCTATCTGATAGTCTCTTGCTTTGAATCCTTTTTTCTGTAAAGACCAGACAAACTTTGCTGTAAGACTTCTTTCAAGGTTTCTAATTTCAAAATCTTCTGATAACGAATAGTCGTGTCCGTTTTCCGTGAGAAATCTCTGGACATACGGTAGTAGTCCATAATAGATTTTACCATTACCAGGTGAGAATAATCTGATCCTTCCGTCCCACATTTTACTTCTGACGGATGGCATGAATCGTGCTCCGGGAACTTCAAATGTGAAAAATTCCGATAACTCTCTTGCGATGTCGGGTTCACATTTGATGCGAATATACGCTTCATTAAATTTTTCAATTAGAGCAGTCACAACTAGTCACCGTGAATAAACTTCTTCCATTCAATAGTGTTTCTTATTGTCCAGTTGCGATTATTGATCTCCTTTAGTATTCGTTCTAAGTAGTCTGCTATCTGTTTGGCATACGCCACCTTTTGACTAAGTTGCTGTAACTCAACATCGGCATCAAGATATATGCCAATGTCAGCTTTTAGAACCTTCAAGTCAAAGGGCTGTTCTTTATATACATCTGGTGGTGCCTTGCCCGTGTAGTATTCCCACTTGGCACGATACAACACCTTATAATCATCTTGCAGTTTTTTATACTGCAAAGAATGTTTCGTGTACAACTTTAGGTACTTGTTGTGTATTTGAGGAGTACGAATAGACTCTAGGTCTAATTCAGTATCATCAATTCTCAAGTCCCGTTCAACATCATTATATAGTTCTTCAATATTCATAATATAGTAAAAGGGTGAAGCAGTTAGAGGTTATTGATTCCTTAAACTATGTATGCTTCCACAATATAGTGAGAAGATTATTAACCTACCCCGTCAATAACTTAACTGCTTCTTTTTATTTATCAAGATTTACTTGCTGCAACATCAAACCAACTAAAGGCAAAAGATGCTTCACAGACCGCATAGTCTGTGTCACTTTCTTGTTGACTATATTCTATGTTGCCCAAACTAACAGGAAAGGCATCATAGATAGTAACATTCGCAATAGGATTGTTTTTACTTGTCAGAATAGTCATCTTGATATCTGTGTACAAGTTTCTATCACTAGAAGATACTACAGCACTTGTCGTGCCATGGTCTGTAGTATCTTCTTTCATACGTCTAATTCTTGTTTGTGTATTGTTACCACGGTCAATATTATCGGGTCTGGGCAATCTGTTAAATTGGTCTTTACCACTAAAGGGGAAACCAATGTTCTTCACCCAGTTGTACATTTCCATGTAGTTCTGTAACTGTTCATCAACCATAAATGTCATATTAAAGTTGTCGTATTGCAACTTATCACCAACTACCGCAACATCTACAAAAGGTGTGTACTGAGATGCCTGCCCCATAGTAACACCAGGAATGTTTGCTCTTACCACAAACCATTCTGTTGTGGGAAAGATGGGTAGATAAATCTTAAATTGATTTGACTGTGAATAGTCAAATGTTTCTGGCTGCCGAGAAAGAGCATCAGTAGTACCAGTATCAACCGTACTGGTACTACCTCCGTATTCTCCGACCCTTAGATCAGTTGCTGCCATTATGCAGACCAACCAGTTCCGTCTAGAGCCATCTTAGTACATTCAATAAAAATTGAACCATTAGCAGTTGCGTTTGTTATATGTAAATCACAAGTTACTGCTGTTACACTTGTATGGTCACAGATTAATGCTGGC